CTTGCTGATCCCTTCAATACCTTGGTTCTTGTCACGACTACCTCTGTTCGTGAAGCGAGGAAACGGATGTGGGGAGTGATACGGGAGAGGCATATCCAAGTTCAAGGCCTTCCGGGGAAGATCGTCGATTCGATGGGTAAGTTGATTATGGAGGAAGCCGGCAGCGATCGGTCGTCTATTACCCTCATCCCCTCCGCAAAAGACAAAGAGAAAGAAGCCACCGAAAAGCTGATTGGGTTGAAGAACAAAAGAGTATTCTTGCTCGTAGACGAGGCCACGGACGTTTCTCCTGCCATCTTTGAGGCCATCCACAACTTGGATTCCAATCCGTATTTCCAATGTATTGCGCTAGGTAATTTTGCTTCGGCTTATGATCCCTTTGGCCAGTTCATTACTCCTACGGTTACTTGGAATGGGGTAAACGCTGAAATGGACGAGTGGGATACTAGTCGAGGTAAATGCATTCATTTGGACGGCGAACGCACTCCAAATTTGATGTCGGACGACGAGTGGCCATTTTTGCTGACAAGCAAGCAACTCCGCGAAGCCCGTGAGCATCAAGGGGAGAACTCGCTCTCGTACTGGCGCTTTATTCGTTCATTCCCTTCGCCTATCGGCGCCGAGCAGAATATCTATTCTGAAGCCGACATTCGAAGATACGAGGGAGAGGCATTACCTATTTGGGAGGGTCCTCCGGTAAAAGTGGCTGGCTTTGACCCTGCGTTCACTAATGGGGGTGATCGCAGCGTTTTATACATTGGGGCCTACGGGAAGACCAACGCTGGTGTTACCGCTGTTTGTTTTGGCAAGCCTCATTTGCTGCGAGAAGATTCGACCAGGGCTAACGAGCCAAGAAACTTCCAGATTGCCCGTCAGGTGCGCGAAATCTGCGAAAGAGAGGGGGTACGGCCGGAACACCTTGCCGTCGACGCCACAGGCGCTGGGGACCCATTTTGTGACATTCTAAGCGAATTGTGGTCGCCAAGGGTCTATCGGGTGAAGTTTGGGGAGAAGCCAACAATGCTGCCGACAAGTGGCATAAGCCCTGTACGAGCAAACGAGAAGTTCTCAAATCGCGTTACAGAGCTTTGGTATGTTGGTGTGGAGTTTCTGAGGTCTGGTCAGCTGAAAGGGATTACACCAGATTTAGCTAGAGAGCTTACGGCCAGAAAATACAGCACCATGTCCGGAGGAAAACTTGTGGTTGAACCCAAAAAAGACATGAAGGCCAGGATGGGGAAGTCACCCGATTTGGCGGACGCAGCGTTTATGCTTCTAGATATCTGTCGTCATCGGCTTGGCGCTTATGCTGGAGGTAAACTTGTTGTTTCCCGCGGTGAGGGGTGGCTTAAACAAGCCGTAAAGATGGACGTAAGTTCGTTTCAAGACAGGCAGTTGCTCAACGCCGGCTAGCCCCTTGACGAAATTTATTGAATGTTAGACTCAAGGGGACGTGTCGATTGAACTAGAAAATATTTCCGAATCTGGGAAAGCACCCAGAACGCGTATTAAGGACGCTAAAAGCGCACACGCTATTTATACGGCGATTCGTAACGCGGATGACGCTTCCTCGATTGATCGGAGCAAGATTCAGTCGATGATGGATGGTGAGCCACCGTACAGCCCCCAAAAGCTAAAAGCCCTTGGACAAGGTTACCGAGCCAACTTAAACTTTGGTGAGTCCGCGGCAGCCCTTGAAACGGCTATGTCTGCTTATTCTGATCTGGTTAACTCCGTAGATAGGCTGGCTTCCGTGAAAACTTCTGAAGGGGATGACGTTCAGCGTGTCGAGTGGGAAAACATTATTGCAGAAGAGTTCCATAGAACTCTGACTGATTGGGATGAGTTCTTTTACAAGCAGCAGATGCTGGCTCATCAGTTTATTGCTCAGGGGGTGGGTGTAGCTTATTTTGAAGATAATCGAAATTGGAAATGGGATGTTTCGGGATTAAAGGATTTTAAAGTTCCCCGTGGAACCCCTGCTTGCGACACAAAGATTGAGGTCGCCATTATTGAACGCGCTTATTTGGTTGGTGAGCTTTATCAGTTTATAGAAAATGAAAAGGTGGCTTCCGAGCTAGGGTGGAATGTTGAAGAGACCCGAAGAGCTATTATGCTGTCGACTGAAACAGGTAGAGCCACAACCCGTGACTGGGAGAAGCTTCAGGAAGAGCTTAAGAACAACGATTTAATGTATTCTCACGCACGTTCTCAGACGGTTCGATGCGTTCACTACTTTGTTAAAGAGTTTGATGGGACAATTTCACATCACATTGGTTTGCGTTCTGGCGATTCTGAAGAGTTTCTTTTCAGTAAAATAAGTCGGTTTTCCCACGCCAACGAAGCGTACGTTTTATTTTCTTATGGGATTGGGACTAATGGTCTCCTGCATAGCGTTCGTGGTCTAGGTTATAAACTGTTCCCATTTATTCAGCTGTCCAATCGGCTTCGTAACGCGGTTGTTGACGGCGCCATGTTGTCCTCAGCGATGATGGTTCAGCCCTCTACTGGGGAAGACGTAACCAATCTTACTTTGATGTACAATGGCCCGTTAAGTATTTTACCTCCCGGGATCAATGTAGTGGAACGCTCAATGCCAAATCTTGCTGCAAATGTGCTACCAATCGTTCGCGACTTAGAGACAGTCCGGCAAAATAACACTGGTACCTATAATCAACGCCAGGTGATGCCTGATGGCGACGCTCGTACAGCCACCGAAGTTCAAGCTCAGCTTGCCCAACAATCCGTTCTTTCCACTCAAGCTATGAATCTTTACTACATTCCTTTCCAAAAACTACTTAGCGAACAATTCCGAAGGCTTGCCCATGTTTCGTATAGGAGTGATGAGCCAGGCGGACAGGAGGCCATTGACTTTAAGAAACGATTAGAGGCTAGGGGGGTTCCATGGAAAGCCGTTCAAAACGTGTATCGAGTGCAAGCTGTACGCGCTGTTGGGGCTGGAAGTCCTGGGGCTCGCATGCTTGCGTTCAACGAGTTTATGCAAATCTTGCCAAGGTTTGACGAGGTGGGGCAGCAGAATCTTATACGTGACCGTGTGGCTGCCAGAGTGGGTTACGATCAGGTCGACAGATATGTTCCGAAGGCAGATGTCGATCGCATGCCGGTTGACGCCAAGATTGCAGAGCTCGAGAACGGAACTATGCAAAACGGACGTGGCGTCAGTGTTCAACAAGGCGAGAACCACGCTGTACATCTTAAAGTACATCTTGAGGACGCAATGCGATTCCTTCAGGCGCTTGAACAGAACCAAGTAAACAAGCAAGTTGTTGGAAATTACTTTCAACTTCTCTACCCGCACGCCCTTTCTCACCTCCAGCCAATGTTGTCTGACGAGCAACGCCAGCCCGAAGTTAAGGCAGCTAAAGAGGCGCTTAACCAAATGCGAGAAGCGGTTGAGAACATATCCAAAGAGCTTGAGGCTGAAGCCCGGAAACAACAGGAGATGCGAGCCAAGCAACAGGCTCAAAATCAAAATGCAGACCCCAAGACACTTATGAGTCTGCAAAAAGCAAAAGTAGATTCCCAAATTAAACTATCAAATGCTCAACTTGATCAGCAAATTAAGGCTACTGACCACCAGCAGAAACTCGCCTTGCGCGATGCGGAAACAGCTCAAAAGATAAAGAAGAATAAACTTGCTTAAATTGTATTGACCAGATAGTGTCGAGACACAATGAAACTACACGAGTGGGCCAAAAGAGACGATCTACAACTACAATGGAAAAAAGCATGGGAAGAAAATCCTGCTTTAAGGGCAGGCTTATCTGTACTTATGGAAGTAGCTTTACCTGCTGAAGTGAAGGTGCCCACCGGGATGGACGCGATTCAGTTTAACGCTCTGATTAATTCCAAACGTGAGGGGTATTATGACGCCCTTCGCAATATTGAAGTTCTTAAAGAGTTGAAACAACCTGCAGAGCCGTTGCCTGAGCCTTGGAGCGAAACTAACAAGGGGAGTGAATAATAATGTCAACAGCCACAGCCGAGCCCCAAGCCGAACCCGTAGTACAACCAGCAGTAGAACCTGTTAGCAGCGCTCCTGAGGTAGTTGCACCAAAAGCTCCTCTTACTCTTGCCGAGGCGTTGGATGCTGCGCTCGGTACCGATGGCCCAGCCCCGTTAAGCAAAGTGGCTGCCCCTAAAGAACCAGTTGCAGTTGCAAGAAAAGACAAGGTTACGGAGAGTAAGCCTGCCGAGGCTGTTGCGCCTAAAGCTGAGACT